GTTCATTCGTACCAACCGCTAAACGTGCCGTAGAGCCACAGCGTGACGATGAACAGGATCAGCGCGCCGAGCACGCTGAAAGCGAGCTTGGTTTGCCGGTCCATTTTCTGCTTCAGCCGTTTGTGCGCGCATTGGGCAGAGCACAGGCGTTGAACGCGGGCAGCTCGCGCACCCGCTGCCGCATCGCCAGGAACTCGCCCGCGATCTGACATAGCTCCAGCGCTGTCATATGCGGGGGTGCTTCTACGAGGAGGTCGAGCCCGCAGCAGGGCAAGCCGAGCGAGAGATGGATGGTTGTTTCCCCATCCTCGCCGACGCTGTAGCCGCGCAGGCGCGGATAGAGATGCTGGTGATATGTGTCGCGTGGCAGGTTGCTCATCGGTGCAGTGGCGGCCCGAAGACCTGCCATCCGAGCAACAGGAACAACACGAACAGCAGCAGCGCGCTGCCGACAGGTCCATAGCTGCCAATCACGCCGTAGTGCCAAGTCAGATTGAACACCAGCCAGATCAGCATCAAGATCCAGAAGCAAAGGCCCAATGTCATGGTCGCCTCCTATGCCGCCTGCCAGCTGCCTGCAGGACGAGCGCGCGGTCGCTTGATCGCCTCTGTCGTCGCGTAGCGGAGCATCATTATCGCGTATCTCGTCGCCGCCATCAGGTCATCGAACTCCTTGACGACCTTGCCTTCCTTGCGGTGATAGAGCCGGAACTCCTCGAACCATTCGTTGCAGTGCGCGAAGACTTTCAACCGCCCGGTCTGCATGCGACCGAGCATTTCCATCAATCCGGCTTCGACGCCGGAGCCGCCATCGAGGAAAGTCGCCCTTTCGGGGAGCATGTTGAGATGCTGCGCGCGATACTGCGTAGCCAGCTCCATGCCGCTCCCCTTGTCGGAGACAAGACCGTCGTGGGGCCACGCGATAGGTACCCATTCATTCCCCCATGCGCGAATAGTTGCGGCATGGATGATCGGCGTTGATTGTCTTTGCTTGTGGCACTTGGTGACATAGAGCACGTCCTCGTCGCGATCGTGCACCAGCTCGACGCAGGCGAACGGGTGATCCCATCCGAAGTCCAGGCCGCGTATGCGTGCGAACTCGCGCGGGAAGATGCGCGCCGGGATGCTGATGTCCTCTTCCGAGATTGGGAAGATGCGGCCCGATCCGAGCGCCGGGATACCTTTTGCGCGTGCCTCGCGTTCGTGCGCGGGATAACCGGCGATGATTTTCGCGCGCTGCTCGGGTGAGTAGTGAGGGGCGTCGTCGATCGTCATGGTGACGAGGTTGCGGTCGGGGCTGGGCTCGAGCAAAAAGCGGCGGCAGACCTCACTCATCCCCAACAATGGCGTAAACGTCGAGAACACCATGCCACTGGTGCTCGCCACTCGCGTCAGTGCTTCGCTGTAGATATCGAGCGGTGGTTCTTCGTCGAGCCAGACGAAATCCAATGTATCTGCCTGCCACTTGCCTCGGCCCTGGTCGAAGCTTTTGAAGTTGAGCGCGCTGTGTTGCGCCTGCACGTCGCCGTCGCCGCCCCATCGCACGAGGATGCCGTCGAGCGCGTCGGACACGCCGTTGCGCCGGGTCCAGTTGATCAGGCATTCCTTCGGCAGCATGCCGGTTCCCCAGGCGCTTTCGTCGCGCGGGTTACCGACGATCAACCGTTGCACGCCGTCGCGCGTTAGCTCCGCGCTTTCCGAGCCTGCGGTTGCGCGCACGGGGTGATCGAACACTCTGCCGCGCCACCAATCGGGGTAGCGCCCGGTCAGGTGCATGGCGGCTTCTGCAGCTCCTGCCGTCGTTTTGCCGAGCTGGTTGCCTGCCATCATGCCGCGCTCGCGATAGAGCGCGCCGCCGTCGTGGAACTCCCTTTGCTTGGCGTAGGGGGCGTAGGCATTGAGCCGATTGAGCGATACGCGGCGTTCTTTCTCGCGCGCGACGCGCTTGAGCATCAGGTCTTTGATGGCGTTGGCGCGCAGCTCCTCTGGGGAGAGCAGCGGCGCGGGCGGCGGCTCCGGCTTTTTGGGTGCAGTTTTGGCTTTACGTGCCATTCAGGTTTCCTGTAGGCTTTGATTTGCACGGGGCCAACGACAGCATCATCTGTTCCTTCACCCCCGCATGATGCGGCCCCGTGCAACTGGGAGGCTCAATGAGTGACATTGTCGAGCGGCTGCGGGCCATCCCCGCCTGCGCGGGGACAAGAGCCGTGAAGCTCGCCGTCATCATTGTTGTGCTGATCGTGCTGGCGTCGTGTCAGATGCCGCTACGCTAATGTAACCCAGAGGAGGGCAAGATGGCTGACGAAGCCTTGATACTGGTTCTGCGTGCGATGGTGCGCGGGGCTTACGATCTGCAGCAGCTGCGGATGCAGAGTGGATTGCGTTTGTGTGCGAACTTTCGTGCGCGGCTCGGGCCGGTGGACGACGAGGACGACGACGCTGCCGAGGAGAAGAAGACGCGGGCGATCGTGTTGATCAAGGCAGAGTATCGCCGCCTTTCGGACGGCATCACGTCGGAGAAGGGTCGCATCAACATGGCGAAGCTGGACTTCACCGGCAGTGCGATCATCGGCAGTGCTGCCGAGTTCGCGCTGGTTGGCAGCTATCTTGCGCTGGAGACGCAGGAGGCCAAGCAGTTCCGCGACTTAACCGGCACACTGGAAGCGATCCCGATCTACAGCGAGTATCTTTCCGGCGTCACCGGCATTGGTCCGGCGATGGCGGGGGTGATTATTGCGTATCTTGATCCGCGCCGTGCGCGGCATGTGTCGTCGTTCTGGAAGTATGCTGGACTGGACGTTTCCGGTGGCAGCGGGCGATCGCGCCGCGAGGAGCATCTTGTCGAGCGTGAGTATCTTGATCGCAATGGCGACACCAAGACGCGCCTTGGCGTGACGTACAATCCGTTTTTGAAGACCAAGCTGATGGGCGTGTTAGGTCCGTCATTCCTGCGCAGCGGCTCGGAGTGGCGTGTTGCGTATGATGACTACAAGCACCGGATCGTGTCTGATCCGGCGCGGACCAAGGTGACGGTCAGCGAGTGGAAGAAGCTGCACAAGGCGGGCGAGGTGGATCTGAAGCAGTACTGGACGCCTGGGCGCATTCACACGGCGAGCACTCGTTATATGGTGAAGCAGTTTCTGCAGGAGCTGTGGGCGAAGTGGCGTGAGCTTGAGGGCTTGCCGGTCACTGTGCCGTATGCGGTGGAGAAGCTTGGCAACCGCCCGCATGCTGCGTGAGTAGTGCTGCACGAGAATAGTAACCCGTAGTCAGCAAGCGTGCCAGTGGCGAAGAGCAACCCACCCGCGTCAAGCGTGCCCGAGAGCGTTAGTAACCCGGCTCATGACAGCGTGCCCAAAATGGATAGCAACCCAGGATCAAACAGCGTGCCAGACTAGGCTAGCAATCCAAATTACAGCAGCGTGCCATTACGTTGTAGCCACCCAATACGTTAAAGCGTGCCGAAGCAGCCAAGCAACCCGTGACAGGCGTAGCGAGCCACGTCAGGATAGCAACCCAGTACGATACAGCGTGCCGAAAACGTGGAGTAATCCGATGCAAGACAGCGTGCCGGTCGAACGTAGCAACCCACAGGCCGGAAGCGTGCCTAAGCCCTTCAGCAACCCGGACACCAGGAGCGTGCCGAAAGCGCAAAGCAATCCAAATCGCATCAGCGTGCCATCACGGTAAAGCAACCCGTGGAACGCCAGCGTGCCAGCCGACTTCAGCAACCCAAATGGGAACAGCGTGCCGCCCCTGAACAGGAACCCACTTCGGTATAGCGAGCCGGATGCAGTGAGCAACCCCGGTCATCCAAGCGTGCCACCATTACTTAGCAGCCCGATAACAATCAGCGTGCCGTGCTCTCACAGCAACCCATCGATCATGAGCGTGCCAGGGTCCTTTAAGCAATCCACTGCAGCAAAACGTGCCATCTACTTTGAGCAACCCGTGTGAACGCAGCGTGCCATTCGTGTTTGAGTAACCCAGTGACCCGCAGCGTGCCAACGTCACCAAGCAACCCAACTCGTGCGAGCGCGCCACCAAACCCTAGCAACCCGTAAACAGTCAGCGCGCAACCTTCAGCTCGGCGCGGCGTTGCCCCACGCTAGAGGAGGCAACCCAAGGACACCCCCAATGGGCAACGATCCCAACAAGCCACAGGACGACGACAACAAGCCGAAGCCAAATCCCAACCCGCAGCCCAATCAGCCGCGCTGATTGGTAACGACGGCGGCACCGGCTCCCTGTCCCCCGGTACCCGGTGCCGTTGCTTGCTGCTCGGGATACTGCGTCACCCGCTCGCTGCCGAGCATCATCTCGCGGATCAGCGCACGGCAGAACGCCCGGTCCTGCGCACGCCGCGACATCAGGTCAGCACGCTCCTGATCAATCCGCTCGGGCATCACCCCCGCCTCCGGTCCTGTGGCGTCGGGCGGTAATGCCACGCCGCCCCGCGCTGCTTCACCACCACATCCGTACTGTGACAAACCTTACACCGGAACTTCGGCGGCAGCACAAATCCGTCAGCATTCTTGACCTTCGGCAGCACCGCTCGGATCGTCGCCACCCGCTCACAGCCCCGGCAACGCAGCGTCAGCCGCGTCGGAAATGTGACAAGATTTCCCATGCAACCGCCCTCCAAGTTGCTGAAAAGCCCCAATACTTGCTTTTTCTGTAAAAATTGATACGCGCGAGGACGCCGCTAAGAGGCACCCAGTGTGTGGCCCCGGCATCCCCACAAACCTCCCTGAAACATCCCTCCGCTACAGACGGTAGCAGTTCCCAGAACGCCGCCGCCCAAAAAACGGACCCACATGGCGGCACTCACGGGATGGGTACTGCCCCAGCCACGGTGGCCCCTGGGATCGGGTTCGACCCCCGTACCCCCACCCTGCGGTGGCAGGGAAGCATGCTTTCCCATCTCTGGTTGTGGTGCTGCCTACCCCTGGGGTGGGGGCAGGGCACAGATGCGGCACATGCAGGCTGATAGTGCAGTGATATCAACGTGATGCTGCGATTAACCCATTCGCAGATGTGAGGATGAGGTAGCCCCCTACCTCAAGAGCTCTGGCCTGCAAGCAGTCGCTTGCATTATTGCACACTCGCTCTTTGGTCGTCCCTTCTGCGGTACTGATTGCAGCGATCAGCGTCCCCGGTGA